CTCAGTATTTTGACCGTACGGAAAAGCGGTAGATAATCTTCGCTTAAGACCGTCCGCCGCTATTGTCTCGAGTATTCCTAAAAAGTGCATCGAAAGTGGGGAGTTTGGATCTTCCTGAGTGCGCCCAGCCATCAAGTCCTTTTTCACATCTTCCAATATCCTTGCAAGTTGGGATTTCCCTTCCTGTTCGGCTAACCTGTTCTCGGTGCTTGCGAAAAACCCTCGCCTGTTTATCATATCAAGGAATTCTGTACTCGACAGACCGAGATCGCTTTCGTACATTTGAAGCACATCCATTGCCTCTTTGTAGTCTCCAACACCCCAAGGAATTACTCTCCAAGCGTTGGGGTCAGCCCGGTTGTCACCTACGAGCCGTCTCATCTCCCATTCTGGAAACTGTTGTATATACCTTCCCGTGTCTTCTTCGAAAAGATCGTAGTCTGTTGCAGATATGCCGGGATGCTTTTGGCCTCCAACACCCTCGGCTCTCGATTCCGGGGAAATAACAGCATCGACACCCCAAACACTATTTACTGGGAATATCCGTATCTGCCCAGCCTTAAACTGCTCCTCAAGCTCTTTAGGCCAAAGATCCATATACCCAAGTTTAATCCTGAGAGATTCAAGCTGAGACGCTTCATACATCTCCTCATCTGTCAGATTTGGATAAGACGGTGACCCAACATCACCCAAGTATTTATTTATAGCAACGAGAAGAATGTCCTTCATCGTTGGTGTGTGCTCTGGGTAATTGGTGCTGGACGGGGTAATAAGCCTCATTTTCGAGGCATCTAACGCCCTGCGGCCTTGAACCTGTACCCCAGAACGCGTAAATGACCTGTCAGTGAATTCTCTAATTGGAACCTTATAAAATGGGTATCTCCAATCCTTTGTGATATTGCTTTTTATATCCGTCCCACTGATATTAATAGCGTTATCCAAATCATCCAAACCAACTTCCATGAAGAAAGTATCGGGCGCATTACGCAGTAAAGTATCTTGTTGTCGTTGCCGATAATCATCTCCGCTTCCGGGAATTAACTCTCCCTTTGGAAGATCAAGCTCAAGGAGAAGTGTATCCTCATCGTACTTTTCTTCAGAACTGTGAGTTAACATGGAATTAACTTCTCCATCAGCGCCATCGATTGTGTCAATAAACGTCTGTTCTGGGGCTATACGGCCTGCCCACACAGGATGGACGGCAGAAACTTTTACATCATTGTCAAGCGCATCCTCCCAATTAGTGCTCCAGATATCCGGCTGATTCGTCTCCATGATCATATCATACATCTGACGGGCTGTTTGTGGTGCCTCCATACTAAGCAACGCACCCTCTGTTCCTGCCGACAGCTCTTGTACACCTCGAGAGTAAGTTGATCCAGATATCCAACCCTGGTAAAGAAAATTTGGGTCTGAGTCGCCGGGAGTCAAGCCAGTCATCGCGCCCGCCGTACCAGCCTCTACATCCCAGCGTATCTCTGGGGATATATCAAACATACGGGTCGGGTCTGTCTTCGAAGACATCACTCCGAAAGGTATATCGGGCGTTTCCCTAAGAAAATCTAAAAGCTGCTGTGGGCGAAACGTTGTAACACCCTTCCTCCGTAACCCCTCTGCCCATTTGTCAACGCCAAGGTAGTAAAGCTCGTCCCACAACGCCTCCCTACCGTGTTTCCCAAGTTGTCCGGGCTTAATCTTGCCAACACCACCTTTGACAAAGGAATCAATCATATCGACAATATCTGTCGGCTCACCATCCTCAAACAAAGGATAATCTTGCTCCAAGTCCATTTTCCGAACAGCCTCAACAGCTCTGGAGTAATAAGCACCCTTTACTAGATTCGGATCATCCTCAAAAGCAGACTGGAACTGAGGGAATCCAACAAACGAGGAAACAGGCCACTTCTCTTGGTGTGTTAGTGCCTTCTGTGGGCGTAATGTAGTAAGGGCACCAAACTTGTCCGAGTATAAGTTTGTTCTAAAGGCATCCTTATTGAATTGGGTTGCCTTGGGATCACGCCACTTTCGAGTAGCCGCAAGAGTTAGGAAAGGTGCTATCTGCTCTCCAGTGATTTGAGGGGCGCCAACATCGTCCCTGCCGAGTGCTTCAGCTGTTCGGCTGTACCGTGAACCAAGAAGCCTGTTCACTCCGGGTGCAATAAAATCACCTACACTCTTTGAGATATCCTTTGCCCAAGGAGTAATCGGGGAGTAGAGAGCCCGTAGCCCACCAAGAGCTATTCTTGGATCTCTGATACCCAGTGGGCTTGCCATGTGTTTGGCACCACCAAGAATTCCCTTAGTAAACTCATCTTTAACTCGTCCAGAGTAATCTAGAATGTAATCTCTGAACTCTTCATCAAACCAAAGATCATCAAACCAACGAGACTTCTTATTGTCCGCCACTATACTATCCCGTAGTTACCATATTCGAGGTCTTTTGTCCACTGCGGGTCTTCCCCTGCCATACCGAATCGTAACGACATTACTGCGTATCTTGTAGCTGACATGAGATCATCCCTGAGACTTACTATTTTCGCATCCTTCCTGTGGTACATTCTGAACTCCTCAAACCAATCTGTTAGCTCAGAGAATACGAAAAACTTGTTATTAGACATCCTCTGGTATATCTCCATAATCCCAACCTCTACAGAGTTACCCCCTTTAGTCTCACCAACGGCAGGAGGGTTCTCAAAGAGAAAGGGTAGGAAATTACACCCTAAAGCCCTGTATTGCTCCGCTAACCCAGGATTACCCATTGAATCCTTGCGGTTACCATCGTGTGGCCATGCTATAGGGATGAATCCCGGTCTGGACCTTATTGCCGCTGCATGGGTCGAAGGAGGGGCTTTTGACATACGATAGCAGTCGTATATGTAGGTAAGCTCCTCTTCTGGGTCGTACGCGCACCAAACGACGGCTGTCGGGTGGTCATAGCCAAAGTCAATCCCGGCTATTCTGGGCCAATGGTCGGGTATGGGGAATGAGGGTACAGTCAGTTGCTCCTCCGGTATGGGGAATACAAGACCTGAGCCAATGGCTGGTCTGCCGTATCTCCGCATCTCCCTCTCGTGTGGGCTGTAGGAGCTTAGAATCTGCTCCATGACAGCCTCGTTGAGGTGTCCCTGCTCTCCACTTAGGCTTCTTACTTTTTCACTAGCGTCATCCCATGTTGCGTTGTTTAAACTCTGTCCGTCCTTTAGGTTGTTCAAGAAAGACGCGACAGTCTCTGTCATGCCCTGTTCGGGCGTGAAGGTCATATAGACCATCCCCTTCCGATCAAGCGTTCGAGTTACGGCCTGACTATACAGCTCCCTGCTTGGTTCTTCGTCCAGCCAGATACAATCGACAGAACGACCCTGCCACTTCTCTGTGCCCATTTCATAGGCTTTAAAAAAAAGAGAGGAATTCCCACCGCTCGCGTGCCGGATAAGGGCGACTGACTTGGCATTGGGAACGCCGGGCTTCCTCTCAGAGCTTACAATATACTTCTTGGGAATAGCCCCTGACCCCCATGCTTCCGGGTCGTCAGGCGAACCAAGGAGTTCATATTGCACAATGTCTCTGGTGGTTTCGTTAGAAATCCCACCGGCCCATGCTACTATCGGTTGCCGGTATCGTCTTCCCTTCCACCATTCGGGGTACAGTCCTGTACAGTGCATTGCCATCTCACGACTACCTGCGAGTGACTTTCCAATTCTGTTCGCTGCCATCAGCAGACGTTGGTTGGCGTGTGCTCCTGTCTCGTGGAATTTTAGCTGGTAAGGGTAGGGATCATACCGGGTGAGCTGGTCATAGCGTTCTCGCTGTCTAAGCTCCCTTTCTAGCTCTAGCTCCCTTTTTATAACCGCTTGCATAGATAGCTCTCGCTTGTCGTTGTGCGCCTGCTTTGTTTGAGTAGGTCTTTCCAGACTTGCCCCACTTGTAGCCTCCCTTCACCTTTTTTACTGGCATTAGATTCGCTTGCGCGCTCTGCGCGGCGCGTGAGTGCGATACTCACCTTTTGGTACCATGAGTTTGGATTTGGCCCAGTTAAGGTTACTTTTAGTGCGAGGCGCGGTTCTCAAAAATGTCCGCATCTCTCTTTCTGTCACTGACCCCTTTGTTACATCGAGATACCTAGCACTTAATTTCTTGAAAAGCTTATCAAACTCATCGTCCATTTTTTGCTTATCGATTGCTCTTCGAGGGGTACGTGGGGCGTATTTCTTCTTATCAGCCATTAGTTTAAAATCTCCGGTATTTTAATAACCTCGCCTCTCAATGAGGCAAGCTCCCGTCGTATCTCATCCTCGGACATGGACTCAACACGCGTTATAGTCTCAACCTTCTCTGTGGGCTTCATGCCAGCCCTATCAAGGAAGTCCTTTATAGCGCCAAGCTGAACAGACTCGCTTTGAGCGTCGCCTATCAGGTACTTCAGTTTGTCTACCACGACAGGGATGTGGTCGACCATCATTTGGCGTATCCTGTCCTCTATCTCACGGGAGAACTGGTTCTTTAGAGCATAGCCCTTCTGTCGAGCTGTAGTGGGTGAGTACCCAGCTATCTCAGCCGACTTGGTTGCGTTGCCTGTGATGCAGAAAGCATCAACAAAGGCTTCTTGTTTGGATGTTATCATTCGTCGATTCTTCTCAATGCCCAATCCGGTCGTAGAGAATCTAAACTAGGCCAATCGTCGGCACTACTAGACCACTCTTCTTCAAGTTCTTCCGGTAATAGAGCGTCCCACAAACTATTGTTTACACGGTCTAACGTAGACCCACTCAAAAAGTAATCCCCTCTCATGGCATCGAGAGCCCGGTTAGTTTTAGTGCGTTTGGGACCAAAGCCAAGCTTGGCTGCACCCTCAGTAAAGAACCCCTGTGGGACCAGTGATAAAGCAGCAATGGCTGGGTGTATAGCGGCCAGAGAGCTTAACCCACCCAACCAAGTAGCAGAGCTACCAATCGCCCGAACCGGTTTAGTAATGAAAGACCTAGCGTTCCTGACAGCCGCCCACGCATCGCCAGCTGTCGGGGCTGAC